CAATAACTGGTGTTTCAAGAAGAGGTATTGGATCTACAACAGACACTGGAACTGGAGTTACACTTACATTAGATGTTGGTGCTGCTTCAACAACTGTTGGTATAGGTTCAACTTCATTCCAAATAACTAATTTTGAATTAAACAATAGTGGTTATAACTTTAAAATTGGAGATGTATTCAAACCTGTTGGATTAGTAACTGATAGATTCTTAAATACATCAAAATTAATAAGTGATTTTGAATTAACAGTAACTGATGTATTTAATGATCAATATTCATCTTGGAATTTTGGACAATTTGATTTTATAGATTCAATAAAAGATCTTCAAGACGGAAAGAGAACCAGATTCCCACTAATATATAATGCAAATACACTCAGTTTTGAAATAGATCCAAATGATGCTCAGTCATCATTAATTGATTTAAAATCTTTATTGTTGATATTCATAAATGGTGTAGTACAAGATCCAGGTGAAGCTTATAGTTTCGATGGTGGTACTTCCTTTGAGTTTGCTCAACCACCAGAGGCATCTGATATAATTGATATATTCTTCTACAAAGGAACTGAGGGAGTTGATGCTGTTCAAGTATCAGCAGGTGCCTCAGTAGCACCAACTATTAAAACTGGTGATGTAGTTCAGGTTCTCAAGACAAGTTCAGGTATTACTACTTCTCAAGATCCAAGAACGATATATGATATTGGTGCATCTGATGAAGTTGAGACTAATTTATATAATGGTATTGGAATTGATGAAAGAAACTTTAAACCATTTAGTTGGACAAAACAGAAAGTTGATAAGAAAATAAATGGTGAAATTGTATATAAAACAAGAGATTCAATTGAATCACTTGTATACCCAACAGCAAAAATTATTGGAGATGTTGGGTTAACCACTAATATATTATATCTTGATAATGCATCTTTCTTCAGATATGAGCAAAGTTTCGGAAGTATCAATGTTTCTAATGTTGGTGGATTAATAGTTAAATCAACTTCTTTAGTAGCTGCTGGATTAACTGCAACAGTTTCTATAGGTGGAACAATTCAAGCATTGACTATAACCAATGGTGGTAGTGGGTATGTGGGTTCAACCACATCAATCGCAATATCAAATCCTGTAGGTGTGGTAACTGGGGTAGGAGGAACTGCCACAGCAACAGCATCGATCACCAATGGTGTTATAACAAGCACCACAATAACTAATCCTGGTTTTGGTTACACAATATCAAATCCTCCACAGGTTATTGCTCCATTCCCAACAATAGTTAAAGAAGATGTAGATGGAATTGCAGAAAATCAAATTCAAGGATTTGATGGTGATGTTATTGCTATTGGAGTAACTGATGGTGTTGGTGGAAATCCACTTGCACTTAAATTTACAATAAAGTCCGATATTGGTGGAACAAGTGGTAATCCTAATGGATCTTTCTCTAATTTAACAGTTGGAACACCTATATACATTTTTGACACTCAAGTTGGACATGGAGTGACATCAGTATTTAATGATGGAGCAGTTGTTGCAACAGGAACAACATGTGTAGATAATGTTTACATTGTTAATGATATAAGTGGTGGTGCCAATTCTGGTATAATTACTTGTAATATAATGGCTGGAGTAAATACTACTAACATAGATACTGCAGTCGGTGTCACATCTATAGGTGCATTCTCTTGGGGTAAATTATCAGGTATAACTAGATCTGGTAATCCTATTTCAATTGGAGTTACTGGTATGACATTAAACTCTGGATTATCGACTTACCCAACGATCCAGAGAAGAGATTTTGGTCTTAGAGACAGTGGTGCTTTAAGAAAGGATCTTGGGTAGTATAAATATAGAAAAAAGCTAATGATATGGCTGCTATTGTAACAGATCAATTTAGAATTCTAAATGCAAACAACTTTGTAGAGACAGTGGATAACTCTGCAAATTCATATTATGTTGTAGTTGGTCTTACAAATCCAACCTCACCATCCGTTGGTTTTGGAAGAAGTACTACGTGGAATACAAACACACCATCACCTGAAGATAGTTTTAATTATATTAATCATACTGGAGATACTCAAGTATTTGGTAAGAAAGTAACATCAGATAATATAAGAAGACTAATAACAAGGAGAAACTGGACTCAAGGAACAAGATATGAAATGTTCCGTCACGATTATAGTATTAGTAATCCTTCTCCAGTAACAAGTTCATCAAGATTATATGATTCTAGTTATTATGTAATGAATAAAAACTTTGACGTATATGTTTGTATTGATAATGGTTCAAGTGGTATTAGTACAACAGGTAATGCGTCGCAGGATGAACCTCTATTCACAGATTTAGAACCAACAAGAGCAGGTGAGAGTGGAGATGGGTATATTTGGAAATACTTATTTACGGTTCCACCAAGTGATATAATCAAATTTGATTCAACCGAATACATCTCTGTTCCTGGTGATTGGCCAACTTCGACAACCACTCAAATACAATCGGTTCGTGAAAATGGTGATTCAACTGTAAATAATAACCAAATTAAAAAGGTTTATATTGATCAGCAAGGATTTGGTTACACTCAAAATCAAACTGGTAAAGAATTAGATATTATAGGTGATGGAACTGGTGCCAAAGTTGTTATTGACACTGATAGTGAAGGAAAAATTACTAAAACAAGTGTTTCTTCTGGTGGTCAGGGATATACTTATGGAATGGTAGATTTAGGAACTTTAGGAACACCATCCACAAGAGCAAAATTAATTCCAATTATTCCTCCATCAAGAGGACATGGATTTGATTTGTATAAAGAATTAGGAACTGACAAACTTTTAGTTTATGCTAGATTCGATGATTCTACAAAAGATTTCCCAACTGATACAAAATTTTCACAAATTAGTATTATTAAAAATCCAACATCTATTGGTTCTACATCTACATTTACCGCTAATCAATTTTCTTCAGTAAATGCTATAAAGGTTATTTCACCAACAGGAACACCTGTAATAGGTGAAAAACTTGAACAATCTGTAACTGGTGGAACAGCATTGGGTTATATTGTTTCTTATGATACTGATACTAACGTTGTTAAATACTATCAGGATAGATCATTATTTTTTAATCAAACAACTGGAGATCAAACTGATTATGTTGGTGTTACAACTAATTCAAAGGTATTAGATTTTGTATCTAGTGCTGATAAAATTTCTGCTCCAACAAGTGGATTTTCAGCATCAGTTGACACAAACTTCTCTGGTATTAGTACAAATCCTTCTGGAAACAAGGTCATTTCATTAGGAGTTAACTTTGAATCAGGCATTGCAAGTCCTGAGATAAATAAAGGGTCTGGTGAAGTAATTTATTTAGATAATAGACCTTTAATCACTAGAAACTCTAGACAAAAAGAAGACATCAAAATCATCTTGGAATTTTAAGAAATGGCACAAAAAACGAATTTAAATATAAGTCCTTACTATGATGATTTTGATCCTAACGATCAATTTTATAAAGTTTTATTTAAACCTGGTTTTCCTGTTCAAGCAAGAGAGTTAAGCACTTTACAGTCTATTCTTCAGGATCAAATTGAATCTTTTGGATCTCATATGTTCAAAGATGGTTCAATGATAATACCTGGTAATATTGCATATGATAGTAATTATTATTCTATTAAAGTTTTTGATGATCATTTAGGCATACCAGTATCATTATACATTGATCAATTAGTTGGTTTAAGATTAAGGGGAGAAACATCAGGAGCAGTTGTAACAATTGATAATTATCAATATCCAGAAGATAATCCAGATGTAACCGATTTAACACTTTATATTAAGTATTTACAATCTGGACCAGATAACGTAGATAGTGGATTACTTGATAATGAAAATCTTATTGTAGAAGAAACATTTACTTATGGTAATACTGCGGTAAATGCTGGAGAGACTGTTGTTAAATTGATAAATTTCGGACAAGAAACAGGTTCTGCTGTTGCATTATCTGCTGGTGTTTACTTTATTAGAGGACAATTTGTTCAAGTTCCCACAGACAAAATAGTATTAGACCCTTATGATAATATGCCTTCTTATAGAGTTGGTTTAAATATTGATGAACAGTTAATTACCGCAAAGGATGAAGATTCTCTATATGATAATGCAAGAGGATTTTCTAATTATGCAGCACCAGGTGCAGATAGATTAAGAATAAAAACAACTCTTGCTAAAAAAGCACTAACAGATTATGATGATACTAATTTTATAGAATTATTAAGAATTGATTTTGGTGAAATAAAAATATTAAATGAAGATACTCAATATAATTTAATCAGAGATTATTTTGCAAAAAGAACTTTTGAAGAATCAGGAAATTATACATTAAATAAATTTGGAATAGATGTATTAGATTGTTTAAATGATGGTATATCTGGTGATGGAGTTTATAGATCTAATGAAATAACCGATAGTGGTAATGTACCAAGTGATGACTTGATGTGTGTTAAAGTATCTTCTGGAAAGGCATATGTTAAAGGTTATGATGTTTCACTAGATTCTTCAAAAACTATAGATGTAATAAAACCAAGAGATAAGCAAGTAGTTGATTCAGCTTTAGTTCCATATCAGATGGGAACTGTTTTTAAAGTTAATAATGTATTTGGTGTACCAGCTCCAAACATTAACGATGATACTAAATTTGTAGAACTCTATAATAAAAGAACTAATTCAAATACAGCAGGAACTGGTGATAAAATAGGTGAAGCAAGAGTATATTCATTTGCAGTATCAGATGCATCATATACAGGTGATACAACTGAGTGGGATTTACATTTATTTGATGTTCAGGTATTTACAAAAGTAGAACTAAATCAGAATGTTAGTAACTCTGAAGTACCACTTACATCTTTTGTTAGAGGAGTAAGTAGTGGTGCTACAGGATTTGTATCAATAGTCTCAGGTGGATATGGTTGCATTTATCTAAGTGAAGTCACAGGTCAATTTATGGCAGGTGAACAGGTTATTATTAATGAGGATACATCATTTGTTAGATCAATAAAAACTGTTAAAACTTTTGGTATACAAGATGTAAAGTCAGTATATCAAGATACCAGTGTCTTAACTGGATATGCTGTTGATTTTGTTGCAGATACTGTTCTTCAGAGAGTAATAGCACCTAATTTTAGTAATGCTGATCAAATTACTATTACTGGTGCAGGTGCAACTACAAATGGAGCATATAATTTTGTAGGGGTTAGTACTGGAACTATATTAAAATATACTCCATCAGGAGAGACAGTTGAAAGATTTAATCGTATAGAAACAGTATCAGCAGATGGATTAAGTGCCACTCTTTCTGCAGTTCCTAGTGTAACAGGTATATGTAATGGAGCTTTAAATACTACAAAAATAAGCACTACTTTTGCTTTTGGTGTGCCGAACATTAATCTAGAAGATAGTAGAGGATTATATGCAGAAATAGATAATAAAAATGTTTCAGATATTGATTTATCAACTGCTACATTATTAGTTGGAAAAAATATTACTGGTGAAAGTACTGATGGTTCTGGTGTTCTAACTTTTGATTTATCTGCTAGTGGTATATCAAGTGCTTTTTATGAAACTTTTGATGAGGAAAGATATTCAGTTCATTATAGTAATGGAACAATTGAAGATTTAACTTCTGATCAATTTGTTTTAAGTTCTGATGGTCAAACAGTAACTATAAATGGACTAACAGCTAGTCAAACAAATGTAGTTGTAAGTTCAACTCTTAAAAAAGAATCTTTAAAGAGTAAACAAAAAAATTATATACGAAGTCAAAGAATAAGTGTTGAAAAAACTGCTATTGGAATTAACACTGCTTTAACAGGCATGGATCAAGTTGATGATTATGGTTTACGTGTCGAGGATAGAGAAATATCTCTAAATGTTCCAGATGCTGTTAAAATAATTGGTGTTTATGAATCTCTCAATGCAAGTTCACCGACATTAGATAAATTTACTTTCCCATCTGGATTATCTTTAGACACTGCATCTATTTTAGGTGAGAAAATTATTGGTGCAGAAACTGGTGCTGTTGGACAAATAATTGGTAGGACATCTGCAACAGAAATTGAAGTATCTGTATTATCTTCTAATGGTTTTTCAATCGGTGAAGTAATTGATTTTGAAGAATCAAATATATCAACTACCCTACAAGGTATAACTTTAGGAAATAATTTAAATATTACAAATAGATTTGAATTAGATAAAGGTCAGAGAGAAGAGTTTTACGATTATTCGAGAATTGTCAGAAAGGTTAATTTTCCTGGACCATCAAGAAAACTTCTTATAATTTATGATAGATATGACGTTCCATCTAATGATACAGGAGATTTTTATACAGTTGCTTCATATCCCGAAGAAAGATTTGGAAAAGATGTCCCTCATTTAAAAAATGGTTTACGAGCATCAGATACAATAGATTTTAGACCAAGAGTTGGATCATTTGGTGGATCTGGATCTCCTTTTGCATTTTCTAATCGTAAATTTGGTACAAGTGGAAATCCAAATCCTACATCTATTGTTACTCCAAATGAAAGTTCAATAATTGGTTATAATTTCTATCTTCCAAGAAAAGATAAAATTTTCTTAGATGGTCAAGGAGTACTTGCTGTTTTAATGGGTGAGTCAAATATTAATCCACAAGCACCAGATGCATTGAATAATGCGATGGAATTGGGTGAAATATCATTACCTCCATATCTTTATGATCCTGATGATGCCATAATAACTATGGTTGATAATGTGAGATTTACCATGAAAGACATTGGTAAATTAGAAGATAGAATCGAAAATCTTGAAGTCACATCTTCACTTAGTTTGTTAGAACTTGACACAAAAACATTACAAATTCAAGATGCAGATGGTTTATCAAGATTTAAAACTGGATTTTTTGTAGATGATTTTAAAAATACAAAACTTATCGATACTGATGATAATGATTGTAATGTTTCTGTAGACACAGAGGATAATCTTTTAATTGCACCTGTTAACTTTTGGTCAGTAAAACCAGAATTAGCATTAGATCCATCAATAAATTCAGATACTGCTGATTTTTCTACTAATTTACAATTATTAGATTCAAACGTTAAGAAAACTGGTGATTTGATAACATTAGATTATCAAGAAATATCTTGGTTAGGAAATCAATTAGCGTCAAGAGTTGAAAATGTAAATCCATTCAATTTGACTGGTTTTTATGGGACAGTTGCTCTAGATCCAGCAAATGATACATGGGTCAGAAATATCGAAATATCTGGTGGTAAAAAAACTATCACTGGTTCAGTGGCACGTACTTATGTTGAGAAAAAACAAGTAAGTTCAAAACCTGATACTCATATTCGTTCAAGAAACGTTGCTTTCAGTGCAGATGGTCTCAGACCAGTAACAAGATTCTATCCTTTCTTTGATAGAACAAGTGGAATTAATTTATTACCAAAATTAATTGAAATAACAATGGTAAATGGTATATTTACTAAAGGTGAAAATGTTGAAGCTGTAAAAGATGGTAAAAGAGTAGCAATTTTTAGAATTACACAACCAAACCATAAAAAGGGAGATATTAATTCACCATCAACAACTTTTAATGCAAATCCCTTTGATACATCATCTAGTTTAGGAACATCTTATTCAGCATCATCTACAGTTTTAAATGTAGATGTCAACTCATTAGCTGATGAAGCTAAAGGCAGTTACTATGGTTATATTCCAACAAGTGGTGGTGTAACTTTACTAGGACAAAGTAGTGGTGCTCAAGCAACAGTTACAGATGTTAGATTAGTAGCTGATACATATGGTGATTTATTTGGTACATTCTTCTTTGAAAATCCTCTCTCTGATCCATCACCATCTTTAAGATTTAAAACTGGAACAAGTACATTTACTTTATCATCAAGTCCAATAAATGAAGATCCTAATATTGGTTCAGCATTGATTAGTTCTGGTGAAACTGCATATGTCACAAATGGAACTGTAAATACAGTTAAATCAACCACTGTTACAGTTAGAGTTCCACCTCCTGTTTTCTACAGAAGATCTGGTGGTGGTCGAAGATATGTTGTAACAAATAAATTTAGGATCAAAGGTTATCAGAGAATGACTCTTAATACCTATCGAAGGAAAATGAGGGAGGCTCGAAAGTCTAAGGCAAATTTTGGATCAGGTAGAAACGGTGGTTTTGGAACAGGTACACACGGTAAGGGAAGACCAAGTAAGTCTCCTTTAGGTACATATCCAGGTAGAAATATAAAAGGTGTAGATCCTTTATCACAAACATTTAGAGTTGATCAAAATGGTGCATTTTTAACATCTGTAGACTTGTTCTTTGCAAGAAAAGATCCTAATGAAAATGTAACTGTTGAAATACGTACAACTGAATTGGGAACACCAACCACACAATTGGTGCAAGATTTTGCTCGTGCAGTTATAAGTCCTGATGATATTAATGTTTCTAATAATGGTGAAGCTGCAACTAGAGTAACTTTCCCATCACCAATTTACTTAGAACCTCATGAGGAATACGCATTAGTTCTTGGAGTAACACAATCAATAAGTTATGAAGTGTGGATTTCAAGAATGGGTGAAAGAACAGTTAATACACAAACCTTACCTGATGCTGAAAGTGTAATCGTAACAAAACAGTATATTGGTGGTAGTTTATTTAAATCCCAAAATGGAAGTGTATGGACTCCAAGCCAGTATGAAGATTTAAAGTTTCAACTTTATAAAGCAGAATTCACTGAAAGTGAAGGAACTGTATTCTTCTATAATTCTAAGATGGGAACTAAATCTGGAAACATAGAAAGATTATTACCAAACTCAATAAAAACATTACCAAGAAAATTAAAAGTTGGTATTGTTACTACAACAGACACTGA